GGGTCTCCGTCCAAATTCATTGTATCATGAGCGTATTTTATTTACGTTGTTGATACAATATGAGCACGGCTTTCGTATTGCCGAACCGTAAAGCGTTTGCCGACTATATTGCCCGGATATACCTGAAGTACAGGAAAGACCCTGCCCCCGACGAAGAGGGCGTGGACCTCTGTCTCCAGCAGACCGGGAAGACCACTCGCGAACTTCTCCCCTACCAGAAACTTGTGCGTGACTACCTCTCTATTGAAACTCCTTACCGTGGTCTCCTCGTCTACCACGGTCTCGGATCCGGCAAGACGTGCTCGGCGATCGGAGTGGCCGAGTCACTCCTGTCCACCAAGAAGGTCTGGGTCATGCTCCCCGCCTCCCTCCAGAACAATTTCAGGCAGGAGATCCGCAAGTGCGGAGACGTGATTTACGTCCAGAACAATTACTGGGAGGTCCGTATCATCCGCAGCGAGGCGGACAAGGCCCCTGCTCTGGCCATGGGTATGTCCCAGGATTTCCTGAGCAAGGGACGATACTTTGTGACCGTTCCCGGCAAGGACTCTAATTACGGCACGCTCCCCCGCGATGCCCAGCAGGGAATAGATGCCCAGATTGACGACCTTATCGCCAACCGCTACAATTTCATAAACTACAACGGCCTTACCGGCGAGAGCGTGCGTCGCATCATTCCCGACGACGATCCTCTGAAATCCAACCCTTTCGATAACTCTGTGGTCATCATTGACGAGGCTCACAACTTGATTTCCCGCACCATCAACAATTCCGTGATCGGCAAGCGGCTCTACGACTCCATCTACAATGCCCGGGACTGTAAGGTCGTTGCTCTCTCAGGAACTCCCCTCATCAACCGCCCCAACGAGATCGCTTACCTCCTCAACATGCTGCGTGGACCCATTGAGCGGGTCGTGATCCCCGTCAAGGAACTGCCCACGTGGGACGAGGCAGGAATGAAATCCTTCTTCCGTAAACTGCCCGAAGTGGACACTGTAGAATTCAATAGCGTCAAGCGGTCTATCCAGCTTACCCGCAACCCCGGCCACTTCAAGTCGGTCTACAACAAGGACGGAGAGCGGATTGCCGTGCAGTACGATGAGAATGTGACGTACAAGACTCCCGGGGACTGGGTGGATACCATCCGCGAATCGTTTGCTTCTACTTTCCCCGGTGGAGTCCTGGCTGCTCGTGAAAATATTAAGCGTGAAACCCTAGAATGCCTGCCCACCGAGTTCGCAGAGTTTGTGAATACGTTCGTAGAGGGTCTGGACGTCAAGAACGCTCTCCTCTTCCAGAAACGCATTCAGGGTCTCGTGTCCTACTACAAGGGCTCGGACGAGCGTATGCTCCCCAAGCGGGTGGACGACGACAAGATGCTGGAAAAAATTGAAATGTCCGACGAGCAGTTCAACCGATACCTGGAAGTCCGTTGGAAGGAGATTCAGCAGGATTCCAAGAAACGCACGGGGATGTCGGCTCTGAACGAAGACATGAAGACCTACCGCGTGATGTCCCGCCTAGCCTGTAATTACGCCGTACCCTCCGATTACCGTGCCCTGGCTGCCGAGCAGGTAGAGGAAGATAACGAAGACGATAAGAAGGCCGTGATCCTGGCCAAGCTCCGCGAGAACCCCGACAAGTACCTCCGCGACGAAGGTCTGGCCACCTTCTCACCGAAAATGCGGAAACTCCTGCTGAACGTCCGCACCACTACGGGAACCGACAAATTTAAAAATCAGTTCATTTACTCCCAGTATCTCAAGCTTGAAGGTCTCGGGATCTTTGCGGCTATCTTGGACGCCAACGGGTACCAGCCTTACCGCCTTGTCAAGGAGGGCGGGAAGTACCGCGAAGCCCCAGATCTAGATCCGGCGAAACCCGCATACGCTTTTTACACGGGCGGCATTGATCGTGCCGAACTGGAAATCACCCGCTTGATTTTTAATGAAGATTACCTCGGTCTCCAGTCCGATTACCCCGAACACTCCAGCAGCATGAAGGAAAGCATCCTCAAGCGTGGAGGAAAGAAGATTCTCAGTATTCTGATGGCCACCTCCAGCGGTGCAGAAGGTATCAACCTCAAGAACGTCAGGCACCTGCACATCATGGAGCCGCACTGGAACCCTGCCCGCCACGACCAGGTCATTGGACGCGGTATTCGTCTATGTTCCCACGCCACCCGCCAGATCCTGGAAGAAGGGTCGGTAAAGGTTGAGACCGTACCCACCGAAGAACGTACCATCCGCATATCGTTCTACGTGTCCGTATTCTCTGCGGTCCAGGCGGCGTCCAATACAGCGTTCAATATTGTTCCGATTCGGCGGGCGGATACGAGTCCCAAGAAGTACGCTGCACCGGGCGAAAGCGGTGCCAGGGCCCCTGAAGCCTTCATGTCCAGCGACGAGTTCCTCTACGAAGTCTCGTATGAAAAGGAGAAGATCACGGCCGGTATTACTCGTCTGATCAAGCAGGCAGCCGTAGACTGCGAGGTTCACCGCAAGTTGCATTCTCGGGAGAAGCCGGTTCTACAGTGCATGCGGTTTGACAGTACGGCCAAAGGCGAGGACCTGGCGTTCAATCCCAATATCAAGGACGACGAGCGGGATGCCTCCTACCTCAAAAATATGATGAAGCGGAAGCGGAGGCTACAGAGGGTCAAGATCAAGGATTTCTTATTCTTAGTAGATCCGGATACCAAGGAGGTGTTTGACGAGTCGGCGTTTGGGGATAAACAACGACTACTCAAATTGGGAACCCTCAAGGAGGATCGGATTCAGTTTTTCACGTACGCTTAGTTCTTCTCCAGAATGCTCTCTAGGAACTCGTCGCAGATCTTGGACCACGGGCGGCTGCGGGCAAGAGCCACGCACTTCTCGGACGTCTCGCGACCTAGTGTTGCGACCGCCTTCTTCATCGCAGACGCAACCTCCTCGGCGGTGGTAGTATACTCCGTCAGACCCACGCCTGCGGTCATCTGGAGATACGAGTAAGACGTCAGGGGGCAACGCACGCTCGTCTCGTCCGTCATGAACGCCTTGTAACAGTCCAGGTCCAGAACCACCTGCGGGGCACCCGTGGCCATGTGCTCCAGCTGGCAGAGACCGAAACCCTCGCCGTTCGAAGTGTTCACGCCCACATCCGCCACATTGTACAGCTGGTTGATGGCCTCATCGTTGAAGTAGGCCGTAGGGGGCGTCGTATCCACAATAGACACGCGGGTGCCGTACTTCAGGTTGTCCAGACCTAGGAGCTCCAGCTCGTTCAGGTAGATCTGGAGAGGCTGGTAGTATGCCCCGCCCTCGGGCTTGACACCCGTGACCATCAGCAGGTGGAAGGGCTTGTCGGGGAACTCCTTCAGCAGGCGGGCAAATCCCATGAGGGTGAGATCCAGACGCTTCCGCTGGGAGTTGCGGTTCATGTTCAGGAAGACGATGGCATTCGGGGGGATGTTGAGGTTCTTGCGGATCCCGTTCCGCTCAGAGTCCGACAGGGGCTTGAACACCAGGGAGTCCACGCCGTGCTCCATCACATCAATCTTGATATTGGGCGTGGTCAGGCGGGTCAGCAGGTGGGTCTTCCACGTGTCCGTAAAGCAGATGATCCGGTCAGAGGCGTTCTCAATGTTGCGGAGCAGGCCCATGTCGGCACCCTTGTATACCTGATCCAGATATACCCACAGCTTCCACGACTTCGGAACATCCTTGATCTGCTGAATGAACTGATTGACCACAATGGGATCGTTGTAGATCATGATGATGTCTGGGTTCACGGTCTCCACGTACTCCTTGAACTTATTGAATCCGAACCCCTGCTCCTTGGGGTCCTCGTTGGCCGCGGCATCGTACTGGATCACACCCTTGATTGGGCGGGCAGGCTGGGGGAGACGGGCGGGAGTACGCTGAAACCCGAAGTGGAAGATCTTGACCAGGGGAGCCAGGGTCCCGAGCTGCTTGAGAAGATTGTATGACACCTTGGAGTAACCCGTGACCTGCTCGGTGTGCGTAGAGACCAGGAGAAAGCGAACCGGAGGAGCCATTTGATGATTAATCGTTTCTATCTGTAAATACAATAGCATGTCTGGCGGACCCATAACACGACATGGAAAAACTCAGTTCTCCAGTGCATCTGAAGTTACAGATGCACTGAAGAAGAACGTGATT